ACGATGCGTACATTGATGGAAATTAGACGCCAGTTTACACACAACCCAGTTACCGGCAAATTTATCCCTAAAGGCTGGAAAATTGATGAAGTAGAAACTTTCGATAGAATTCAAGGCGGTACTGAACTGAACAACGATTCCTATTGGACACTTTTACCCAATACAGTAGTAACTAAAGACGCAGCGGAAGCTCCTAATGGAGATTTATCACTTGATACGGTCGGCGGTTCAGCACTTGCTATCATCGGCGCGAGTCAAGATGTAGACCTAAAACAGTACTTCAACACCAAGCCCTTCACCGGAATGATACAGCTACAACAAGGAAACGGCTATACTGGTTTGATAGATGTGGTGGTAACAGACGAATTCGATAATGTTGTAACTACATTAGAAATTCAACCTACAAAACAGCTAGATAGACATTGGTTTGAATTCACAATGCTTAGAACAATGGGATCAAAGCTAAAGGTAAGTTTCTCAACACGGGACGCAATCACTGACGTATCTCACAATTTTATTTACTCTACTGTCACACTATGGAAGAACCCAGTGATGATATTGGCTGGATATAAGAAAGTTGACCCAGATAGCGATATCCTAGTTTTCAACGACAACTGGATCAAAGAAATGGCTACTTGTTTAGTAGGAATGCAACACGGCAAGAACCTTTCAAAGATGTCAGGCGTAAACCTACCAGGCGGTGTACAGATTGATGGCGATAAGATTTATGATCGTTATAAAGCTGATTATGATAAGTTGAAAGAAGATTTCACATCATACTTCGAGCTACCGATTGATATGGTGGTTGCGTAATGATCAATCAATATTTTCAGTCACAGGCAGGCATAGCATCGGAGCAGCAACTGGTGGATGACCTGACCGTGGAACTGATACAGCAGGCGGGACACGACTTTATTTTCATCCCCAGGGCTATGAATCAGACAACAGACGATGAGATTTTACACGAAGCACCATTATCTACATTCACTACCTATTATACAATCGAAGGACTGGTAGAGAACTACGAAGGTTATGGCGAAGACGGTGATATTATGGCGGCTTTCGGTATGTTACAAGTTCAGGAAATCACTATAACTTTTTCACGAAGTAGGTTCCTTGCTGTGACAGGAGACGCACCAGTAGAAGGTGAGATCACATCATTAGAAGATGAGCCAGATTTCATTGCCCTTGGCGCACAGACCAAATATAAGGTAAAAGCTAAGTTATTTCAGTACTCTCACGAGACTATTCAAACAGGTATCTCAGAAATTGATGATATCAGTACATTGGATTTTGACTTCGGCGATAACGATTTATTAGAGAACGAGGCTACTGAAGTAACCACGTTCGACCCCAACGATCCACTAGGAGGATGGTAAAATGTTTACAGTAAACGATTTTTTTTATTTCGGAACACAGAAGAAAATGATCACCGCGTTTGGTGACTTCTTCAACAATATGTATATCAAGCGGGTGAATGACGCAGGCACGGTTCTGAAAAGTATTCGTGTACCATTGTCATTCGCGCCCCGCAACAAGTTCATCTCACGATTAGCTGAAGATTATGCTAAAGGTGGAGTGAATGTCAATACATCTTTGCCTCGTTTATCATTTGATATAGGTTCACCCGTATTAGATGAAGCTAGAATGAAGAGTAAGTTGGGCAGACGCAAACAGCGTGATGTTCTGGGAACAATTAGAGCACTACTAAATCCAGTGCCATACGATTTTCCCTTTACCCTGAGATTATGGGTCAAGAGTTTAGATGACGCGTTTCAGATATCAGAACAGATCCTAGCGACTTTTATGCCAGAATTGAATACTCAGATAATAGATATACCTGAAATCAATCTAGTGTCTAGTGTACCTGTTATACTAGAAGGCAATGAGAAACTGGATGAGTACGAAGGTTCATTTGGGGATTTCAGAGTCATTGAATGGGAATTCAATTTTACAATGAAAGGTTACATTTACAGAGGGTTGTCAGCAGCCGGTAGTGATAAAGTAATCAAACAAGTGAA